CCTGATTTATCAAATTATCCTTATCTAGAAGAACTTATTCTAGATAATAATTTGCTTTGCCAGCTAGATAATATACCTTCCACCGTTCGTATTTTATCATGTAGAAACAATAAGATAAAAAGGTTGGATAATTTACCACCCGGTTTAGAAGTATTGAATTGTAGTTATAATTTAATAACTAAATTGGATTTATTACCCATAGGATTGAAAAAACTATTTTGCAATTGGAATAGGATTAAGTATCTAGATAATTTACCATATGGATTAGAATATCTAAATTGTGCCAATTGTAATATCAATTCACTTGATAATTTGCCACAAGGCTTATTAGTGTTAATATGCAATAGTAATTTTATAACAAGTTTAAATAATCTTCCAGAAGGATTACTAGATTTAAGATGTTATAGAAATCGCATCCATAATTTAGAATATTTATCTTGGTCTTTACAAATTTTAGATTGTCGTTGGAATGGATTGAAGGTTTTGAAAAATTTACCACCAGGAATAGAGATAATTGATGCTAGGCATAATGGATTATATGAATTGGATTATTTGCCTAGAAGCCTAAAAGAATACGACCAAGAAAATGAATCTGATGTAATAAATAAATTCCGAAAAAGGTTTAGAGAATGATAGAAAATATAATTTGTAATAAAATAATCAATGAATAAAAAATTGATTTAAATAAATCTCTATATTGTCTATATTATTTTTCTGATTAATTAATCTTCAGTTTGAGATTTAACAAAACAGTTGTTTATATTATGAGCATTGCAATGAATGAAGAACTCGTTAATCTAGCTAAGAAAGCTGCGATATATTCTGATTTAAAACAACAACATGCATCTATTTTAATTGATGACGATATGATTATAACTGGATATAACCATTTTTGTAGTGGTAAAACGACTATTACGGTGCATGCAGAAGAAGATGCAATCAATAATTTCATTACATTGTGTAGGAAGAAATATTTTGATGATGCATATATTAGGAGGCGATTGCGGCGTGCATTGTTAATTACTGTCCGTGTTAAAAATGGTATTATTAAATGTTCCGCACCTTGCCAAAATTGTATTGAAATCATTAAAAGTTATGGAATCCGACAGATTATCTATAGTGATAACGATGAAAATGAAAATATTCATTATATTAAGCGTAAAAGCCGGGATTTGGCAAATCGTCCATCTAGCGGATTTAGGTGGCGAGCCAAGCAGAATAAATCTATTTTATTGCATAGGTAATTTTGCACTAGCATTTTCTCTTTTGTTTTTCTTTGTTTTCGCTTTTTGGTGTTTATTTTTATAACTTAATTCTAGGAGATACTAGAAGCTGGAGGATGTTATCAAATAAGAAATTTAAGAAAACTAGCAAATCAAATGCATCAGAATCTATGCCTAGTAATACGCGAATTATCAATGTGCTAGAAATTGTAAAATCACACTATGCTAAAGCACAGAATACAATACATGTGAATGCTTATGAGCGTGCAATCTATCAACTTAAGAAATGGCCACACATTATTAAAAAGGGTAAGGATGTAGCACATCTAGAAGGCATAGGTAAAGGTATGATTCAAAAGATTGATACCATTCTAGCAACTGGAACTCTACCCATTATCCAAGAAAAAAATCTTAAGCAAACCAAGAAATCATTACCATCATCCGCAAAAGAGTATCCAATTAGCCAAGTATTAGGATTTAGTGCAAAAAGTGCAGCTGAATTAGAAAAGCAATATGGAATTACAAATGTCAGAGAATTAGAAGAACTAATTAAACTTGGTAAGGTAGATATTAAATTATCTAGAATACAGAAAATGGGTTTACATTATCATAGTGATTTGCAGGAGAAAATCCCACGAGAAGAAATTACCCAAATAGGACATAAGATTACAGAAATACTAGAACCAGTAGGGGTGCATGTGCTTCTAGCAGGTAGTTATCCATCTGGTTTGAAAAACGAAAGTAAGGATATTGATATTTTACTTGTGTTTCGTGATTCTGATTCAATTAAGTTGCAATTGAAATCGAAATCTTATCTAGAAGAATTGGTTGGAAAGTTGAAAAGCGAAATACCGCTAGAGACAATTACAATTGGTGCAAATAAGTTTCTAGGTATTGTTAAATTGTCGGAGGAGAAAGATTATAAGTGGCGACATCTAGATATGCGTTTAGTAGATATGCGCGCATTTCCGTATGCATGGTTGTATTACGCCAGTGGTATTATATTTAATAAGATGATTCGTGAAAAATTAAAAAAAAAAGGATATAAGTTGAATGAATGGGGATTATTTAGAGATGATGCACGGGTTCCTCTAGAAGGTGAGCTATCATCGGAGGAATTAGAAGAAATATCTAATAATAAGAAAAATAAAAAAAAATTAATGGAATATGCAGACAAAATAGAAAAAGAAATATTCAAACTAGCACAGCTAGAATATAAGACAATTCAAGAACGCTATTAATGAATATCATTTTGATGCAAGTAACTATCAATAGTTGTTTGCATTAGTCTATCATCTTCAACGTATTCTGGTATTGATTCGGATGGAAAGAATGTTTTTAGCTGTTTTAAGTGTTCTTTTACAAAGCCAAGGAGAATCTTTTGTATACTGGGTTCCTCACTATCAGAATGCGTCTCTAGAAGTATGTCGATAAATTTGTAATAGTTCCATTTGTAATATTGATCCATAAAGGAGATGAATAATGGTGCAAATTTTGCACGTTCATTATTCCATAAGTTTTTAAACTCCTGAAAACTCATTGTATTAAATACAATTGACTTAGTTTCATCAAGCTTGTAATCTAGTGTTATCCGCATACGACTCAAAATCTTACAAATTGGTATGAAATATATTTCTAGCACTATACGTTTGTAATTATGTATTAGAAATTGGTAAGTATGTGGGGAAATAAGTTGATATAATGATGCGAAATCTTTATCAAGACTCCAATTAATCCAACGCAGGCTAGAAGTGGTGGTATCATACGTAATAATTGGCATATACATTGGATTATTGTCTTTGGCTAGACAATCAGGCATTGCTAGATAGACATTAGGTGCAGTATTTTGAATCCATATCCCGCGTAATGTGTTAGACGAACAATCCATTAGATTTATAAGTAAATTTCCATTACTTACTTGTTGAATTTGTTCTATTAATCTAGAAACATCTAGTTCATCGGTATTATGTGGTATTATGTATGGTTCTAGAATAGAATTATATTTTATAGGAGCAGATAATAAATCATCCTGAGTAATAAATCCATTTGTTGATAGGATTGGTTTTGTTAGTAACTTAGGATATATCGATGTAAGACCATATGGAAATTTATATTCTGGACGAGAATACATCGGATCAACCAATAATATATATTGGTTAATATTAATAGTATCTATGTTACTTTGCCTTATATGTTCTAGTAAATTAGGGCTAATCTGGGTTCCTGGATTTTGAAATAAATTATTAACAAAGGCAGGACATTCGTGATTTCGTGCATATTCCGGTGATGGATTATCAAAATCGGCCTTGTTAACAAAAGAACCAATTATTATGGAAACTACATTAATGTATAATTCATTAGGGATAGATATTTTTTTCATAACTTCCAAATTGTCAATAATCAAATCAACACATTCTAGAAGATCCATCTTCGAAATAGGTAAGAACTCTACTACTACTGACATTCCTATCTTTTTTGAATTTAACCTTGCGAAAAATATAATTTGATATTTGATTATCAAATATCAATTTTTTTATTGGTTTTTTAAATTTGTTTTATTTTTGTTATTACATTACCCTACCGGCTTAAATTTATTATCCTACCAAAAGCCACAGTTTTTGCTGTGGCTTGCGGTACACCAGTTTGTTATTTTTTTGCGTGGAAATATATAAATTTTCTATGTTTATTATTTTGTTTTATTGGTGTACCGTCTTAAATTAAGCCGGTAGGATAATAAATTAAATTTAAGACGGTACATAGTTTACAATTTTTTGAAACTAATCATGTACAGCATGTCTTCACATTTAAGTCCTAAGTGAAGGTCTTCTAGGCGAGTTTCATTAGTAATTTGAATACGGTCATAACGTGTATAATATGCCCGGTTGATATTATCGGCATTAGCAGGTAATGCTTGAAAACCACAAGTAAAACCTATTACTTGCATATATTTATCAATAGATTGAAAATCAGTAGGTGATAATAAAGAAAGATTAACTTGACCGTTTTCATTACTATAAAAATGTTTACATAACATTGTAACTAATTGTAATAGAAATTCAAAAAGTTCTTTCAAGCTATCTAGTTCAAATCCGAGTGGATAAGAATTAGCTTGTGGATTTGGCTGACTTATTATATCATTAAAAATTTCATCAATAGTAATATCCATTTTTTGTTAATATATATATAATTGAAATAAAAATTAGAAAAAAAAACTTATTTTAATAAAAAATTGATTTTTAGTAATTTTTGTTTAGATATTATTTTCTTCTTTGCAAAATGGCAGAGTCCTCTCAACCCTCGAAACGTGTTCGTTTTGAAGATTCTTTGAATGGTGGAAGTGCTTCGGCAACTGCAGTCCCAACTCCGACACTATCGGCAGTTGGAAATGCAACATCAATGCCTGCAGCTGCCGCGACAGCTGCATTTGCAGTGCCGGTAAGTCCGGCTACCACTACTATTCCTCCTAATGCACAACGAGAACATTTTCAATTCAACACTGAATCTGGAATTGATGGTATGTTTAGTAATCAAATTAATGTTCATACAAGAAGATTGCAAACTGGTTCTCCAGAATTTAATGCAGTTGTTGCACCTATGAATACCACTCCAGGATTCAATGCACTTGCAGCGCTTGTATTGCACGATCCATACCAAGCTGAGCATTTTAGAATTCAATCTGCATATATTTCTAGGGCAAATGGTGGCAATATTAACAATATTACGGGATACTATTGCGATTCAGCTGACAAGATTAGAAATATTTTGAATTCTGGATGTAACATTGGACAGTTCAAGAATGGATTTTTTGGAAAAGGTGCAAATTTTAACAGAGATTTCCTTACTGCAAACAACAAGTCTCCAGAAAGAGGAAAGCCAAATGCAGTACGTCTATTGCTTGTTTGCGATGTAATACTGGGTCACACCAAGGAATTTGAATTAGGACGCTTTGACAGAGCACTAGTACTGGCGCCTGAAGGCTACCAGTCCGTTCGTGGATTTATTAATAGAGACTACGAATATGTGGTATACAATCAGAACCAAATTCTTCCAAGGTATTTGGTATTCTATAATTTTAGCAATACTGCTCTAGAAATGGAAAGATCTACAAACCTTCCACAAGGTGTTCAGGGAACAATAGTTTATATTACAGCACCTCTAAGTGATTTTTTCGGAAAGCTTCAACAACGAGGAACACCAGAACAACAACCTGCAATCAAAGGTCTAATTGCAAGATTGTTGAAGCAATCTATAGATGTCAAGCAATTTCTTACAGAAATTAGCAATCTATTAAAGGCATTGCCTCCTGCAGATTTGGAAAGCAAACTGACAGTAGAACTTACAAAGTGTAGACTTACACCTACAAGGCAGCAAGCTATTCCTTCACCTACAACTGTGTCAAATACAGGAGCAGCAGCTGCTGCTGCTGTCGGAATAGGACCTGCTCCAACCCAGCATGGATTTCCGGTAGTTTCACAACTTGTTCCGCCAACAAGAGTTCTTCCAGTTGCTACAGGAGCAATTCAACAACAGCATACACCAATTCTTGCATCTTCTGGTTTTAGCCAAAGGCACTTTGGAACATTACCATTTGGATGTACTACACATCCAATTCTAAATGTGTCATCACCCATTATTGCAAGTGCAATTAATCCTGCACCAGCTTTCAGCACAGGTGCAACACTAGCAACTGCTTCACCAACTGCAACCACGTCAGCAGCTGCAGCAGTACTTGTACGAACACCATCAATCGAAGCAGCTGCAACATTGATATCTATTGGATATGCACATGCAGGAGCAAGCTCCAGTGTCCGCAGTACTGTCATAACAATTGATGACGATGAAGAACAAGAAGATGATAACGAAGATTCGTAGAGCTCACCGTCTTGTGATTTATCAGTAGTTGATGCTAATGTTTTTTTTCAATATTGCAAATTATACCACCGAATAAAACTAGCTGAAAATTATTAAAAATTAATTAATAATGGTACTAAAAATAGTACCTGTGGTAAAATATGCAATATAATATAAAAAAATAAGTGAAAAAATATCTGTTTTATATCTAGTATTAACAATGAATTTTAATTATAGCGGTTTATTTATAGCAGTCCTGATTTTATTAGGAATGTTAATTACATGTCATTTGCGTAATTATTTTAATACACCTAAAAGTGATTTTATAAATCTAGCAGTACCAACAGGCATACCTCCATTACAATATAACAAAATTTCATATACTCCCGGTATTCAAAAAATACCATGTGAAATAGCAGAGCAAGGTAATTTTCCTTGTAGTCAAATACAATCATGCACAGCACCACAGACTACACAATACCAATTATCAGATAGTGAGCTCGCGGTGCTTTATAAAGAGGCTTATGAACAGGCGGGATTGGAGCTTATGAATAGAATCTTGCAAAATAAAAATATCTAAAATTATTAGGAATGCCTTCAAAAATAAGAAAATTATCAAAGCGTAGAACAATTCGTAAAAAAAACAAAAAAACAAAGAATATAAGAGCAAAATTACTAAGCAAAATGCGTGGTGGTTCTGCAGCAGTTGCAGCTTCTTCTAGTAGTTGCTTTACTCAAGGCGATTCCCTTGTGATTCCAATTGGTATTCCAAATGAAAAATACTTATCTGCCGGCAAGTATGATTCAAGTAAAACTATGTATTCAGACCACGCACCTATCATTTATAACTTTGCAAATGCACCAGCTCCAATTACTAATCCTTATATATCAATTATTACTTGGAATGTAGGTATGCGGGGAACAAAGTTTGAATCGAAAGACAACAAAACTGGAGAAAAAAGAGTAAGTTATACTCATAAGTTCAATATGGAGAATGAAGAAACTATTGATAATTATAAAAAACGTTTAAAAAATTTGGTTGATGCAATGGCTGAACTTCTAAATAATTATAATCCACAAAGAGGTAATAATCATCCATTTTTATTTTGTCAAGAATTACCATATCCTGACGACAAAAAATCAAACTCTAAGGAACTATGTGTATTATTTAAAAAATTATTATCAACAAAAGCATTAGGATTATTATGTGAAATCGATAAAGATAAAAATCAAAAATATGAATTTGGTTTGATAGTTAAAATGGGAAGTAGTTCCCAAAGATTTAATGTATTGAATAAATCTGACTATTGGGATACAGCTTATGCTAATGGAACAATAATATTTTCTCATGGTCCAAAAGATAAACATTGGAATCGTTTTGAAATATATTATTACGAATTTTGTGTTAATACATATTACTATGTTAATATTCATGCAAAATATACAATAGTTCCATCAGAAATAGTAGATTTTTTAAATAGAATTGTAGATACAATTCATGTATACCGAACAAATAAAGGATTAGGTATAGATAATGTTACAATATATTTAATTGGTGATTATAATTTTAATATTGCGTCTCCGGAAATAAATAATTTAATTGCTTCAAATTATCAATCAAATCCATTACTTTTATTTGCAAATCAATATTTAAAAAGGAAAATAAATAGTATGTATAAATTAACAACTCAAAATGCAAAAGGATATTCATTAATTGATAATAAAGGAACTATAAGCCTATGTAATATTGATTGTATCCTTAAACTAGATTTAGCATCAGCTTAATAAAATCCGCTTAATAAAATCCGATTAAATCTTCGGTGATATAGCGATTTGCAGTATAGATACCTTTATTAGTAATTACTACAATCTTAAAAGACCATTTATTAGAATCTTCTGGATTTGAGAAAATTATTCCATTCGGTTTATAAGCTGGAATACGTAAATTATCAACAAGATGCTTTGCTGGTTCCTGTGAAAATTGATAAATTATATCTATATCTAGGTCATTCTTATAATATGCATAAGTTATATTATCAAAAGAATCACCATTTTTCAGAAACTGCTTCTCTAGATGATCCCAAAATAAATCAGTATTATTCTTATCTTGATATGCGTGAGATACTATCATCTTTGCATAATACCAATCACCTGTATTTTTCTTAATATGATATTCATTTTGTAATTTTTCTAGATTTTGTTCTTCCTCTAAATTATAGCCAATGAAAGATACATATTTCCCATCATTCTCATTCTCATTCTCATTCTCATAGCAATCATTAGATTCACTACTATTATTACATTCTACTTCCTCATTAAATGAATCATTACTGCTTTCATTTTCTATACATGTATTATTATGATTAACATCAGTAATTACAATTGCAGGCTTTTCATTTTCATTAGGTTTTAAAATAGAATCGCACATCATTTTTTATTAGTTCCTAATTACTAGTTCCTAGTTATTAGTTTCTAGCTTCTAGCTTCTAGTTTCTAGTTCCTGGATTGGAATAGCTAGTATATAGAAATGAAAAAAAAAGCAAAATTATACGCAAAATTAAATAGTTATCATGTATTTTTGCAATCAATATTGTTTTTCATCAGCCTTCTTAGTTACATGCATTCTATACATGCCTCGCATTTCATTATCAGGATTATACCAATAAACTCCAATCATTGGAGCATAATTATTTCCAAGACGTTCAGTTCCAGTATACTGTTCTGTTGCACCAGGTGGGGGATTTGCAGAACGTAAATTATTATGAATAAGATTTAAATCAGAAGGGATAACTGGAATACTTGCCCATGCACCAGTGGCTTGGGGAGCATTATATAATCCACCATTAGGAAGGGATTCTGGAATTGCAACATCCTTACTAGAAGCCTGACGTTCAGGTGCAACTAGTCCTTCAGTTAGTGTCATATAACTACCACCATGAGGAGCATTTATTTCCATATACGGACAATATCCAAGAATTGGCAAATTATAATTTGGATTAATTGGTGTAACACTTAGTTTTGACATCTCTAGGAAAAAGTATAAATTTACTAATTAGTTCACTAATTATTTTACTAACTTAAACACATATATTTTTTATTGAATTAAATACTTCAAATAAAAAATATCAAAAAATAAATGCAAAATACGATGGGACAAGATTTAATAAATAAATCATTTAACAAAATAGGATTTGTACCTAAAAATGCAAATATTCGCAATTTAATAAATGAATCTTATTATTTTGGTTATAAATGGAAAGACCGATTAGACCGTTTTACTAATTACACCCACACTAGACCTATGTATAAATTAATTATTAATGAAAATTTGTATATTTTAAATAAAATTACCACATATGTTGTAATACAACATTTAAAAATTGTAAGTATTGATGTTTATATGTGCGATAGGACAAAAAATGAATTGCAACTGGCTTCAGACTATCAAGATAATATTAGTATTGTAGAACAATATATGCTAGATGAAAATAATAAACATAAAATTAGCAAATATGCATTCAAAATATTAGAAAACGAAAGCATATTTAGCATAATGGATTCTAATTATAATATAATAAAACATGATGGTATTCTAGAGTCATCAAGTATGGACGGTTATCTTAAATCATCAGTAAGTATATCATCTTTATTAGAAAACTTTATAATTCCCAGCTAGAAGCTAGAAAGAATACGTGGTTTATTATCTATAATTTCTAATACTTGTATTTTTCTTTTTTTACTAGAATTATCTTTATTTGTGAATGCTTTAGACATACCAACATCACACCTCCATACTCGCTCATTGCATATTGAATTTATACCAAGCTGTTTATTATCATGAATTTGCGGTGTATGTCCTATTGCAATATGTGTAGCTTTATTGTGTGAAGACATATTATTATTTTTCTTATTATAAGTATCTAATATGTTATCTAGAAGAGCTACTAATTCAGTAGCGGATTGTGTAGGTTGTATTTCACCAAATGTACGCGACCAGATTAAAGATGTTGGTATTCTAGCAGCTGTGTCATTATTCATTATCTTATAAAAATGATATTCAATTCTATTGCTATTGCTGCCTTGCGGGGAATCTAATCCAAGTAAATACATTGATGTAATAGTATTTATCAAATCAATTTCATATGATGCAAAGGTGGATAGCGTAGGGCTACCATGACAAAATAGCCAATTACCTATCTGTAACAAAGTATAGTAATTTTGAGCCATAAAATTAGAGCAAAGGCCTGTAGGGCTAAATGCATAAAGCCGTTCCCGATATCCGACTGGCAACCCTTTAGATTTACGAGTATGACTTGTATTTTTAAGTGTCCTAGAATGATATGGATATTTAGAATTAGAATAATAAACATGGGCTAAATGATTTTTAAAGGAATTAAATTCTGCACTACTTACATAACTGAAATCACCTTCAACATTCATAATTTCATGATTGCCAATAATACAATGCACCGCCCCTCCGTGAGGTAAGGCTAATTGATTTAAATGCCAGAAGAGATAAAATATCTCTAGTGTAGAACCTTCATCTTCATGGGCTTCAGTCTGTGAGATAGAATTTCTATCCCATCGGCGAGGACGAACCCGGTCAATCTGGTCTCCTAATTGGACTACTTGGGTGTCTGCACCCGTCCATGTAAGCGATTTAAAAAAATCATCCATATTTTCAATAGTTTTTGATGCAGGTGGTTCAATTGAAGCAATACATCCAGCTAAACTAAGACATTTTACGGCAGCATCAAAATCACCATGAATATCTCCTATTACTATTATACGTCTTGCAGGTGGCAATATATGCATTCGACGATGTGCTGTAGATAGATAATTGCTAACACATTTATCATTATCATAGAAGGTATTTATTAGTTTTTCTAGATAATCAGGATGTCTTTTAATGGAATAACGTGTTTTCTTCTGGTATTTTGCCTTGAATATTTTACCACTGTCAATCTTGCTTTGAGAAGGAAAATGTTTTTTTGTTTTATTTGTTTTAGTAATTTCTGGCGTCTTCATTGTTTTATAGTGAACAGCACTTTTCAATAATTTGTCAGTAGTAATTGATAGTTTTGACAAGTGTGGTAACTCACTTGATTCACTTGGTCCACTTAATCCACCTAATTTATTGGCAGGAAAACTGCTTTTCCTAGGTAGATTCTTATTATTCATATCTAGAATAAATATATAAAATAATCGCAATAATTAATTATGAATGCAATTATGAATATAACTAGCAAATAAGAATTATAAAATACGGAAATAATAATAAATAATTGCAAAAAATTGATAATTTAAATTAAAAATGAGTATATTATTTTTCACTTTTTCACATTCCAAAGTTTCTGTCACATCAATCGAAAATGTCTGATATGCATCGTGTTGAGTTGCAACGTGCTCGTGAGGAACTAAAGAAGGCCGAGAAAGCCATGGCCGACCACAAGCGTAACGCCCAAGGTGGTGGTGCTGAATGGCGAGGAACCTGGGATAATGGCCATTGGTGCGGACATAATTCTACTGATTTGAACAAGATCTATACAAATCTATATATCAAACTTGGAAAGGCGAATGAAAATGTCGAGAAGGCATTGAACAAGGTAGACCCCTATCGTCGCGACCTTGATTCCACTATTGAACGACTAAAGGAACAACGCAAGCGGACTGCAGATTCTAAAAATAATGCAACCTTTCATCCACTTCTTGACCGTCTGGTAATGGTTATCCAACGTAAGATGGATTATGCAGCCAAAGCCGGCAAGTATGAAGAATCTCTGTGCAAATGCACGCACTATTTTCAAGGACGCATTGTGCCATGTGATTGTGTGGCAGATGAGCTCGGATTCTTAAGTCTATCTGATGCTAATGAAGAACTCCTCAAGAACAAGCGAGTTTGCTTTATCGGAAATGAGCATAATATTACTGGTTCAAACTGGGGAAAACCAGTTCGAGGGCCTGTAAAGC